CCCAGCAGCTCCACGGTCGGCCTTTCCGCATGCGTATGGAGAAGACACCGCGCTCGGACAAGCCGGACCTTTTCGGCAACGAGATCAGGGGTTATCTTGACGCGCAGGGCAATCCTCCGACGCCCGGTCAAGCGTCTGGCGGCGGTTCGACCCCCGCCGCTCCTGCGGCCCCTGTTGCTCCGGTCGCGGTAGCGCCTCCCGTAGTTGCTCCGCCTGCGGCGGTTGCTCCTCCAGCTGAGGTTGCCCCAATCGTAGTTCCGTCACCCGCGGCCGTTGCCCCCCCGGCAGCCGTTGCTCCCCCGGCGGCCGTTGCCCCGGTAGCGGCTGGCGCAGTTCCGCCTTGGCAGCAGTAAAATGTATGCACCGTTCTGGGTATCTGGAGAACCGCCGGAAGATGACGAGAACCCACCGCCCGATCCTTTCTGGATGATGTGGTTCGTCATCGTTCTGGTCATGATCACGATAGCCGTGGCCCTCTCTTTCGGACCTAGCGAAGAGGCGATCGAAGAGGCCCCGGTGGTCATCCAAGAGTAAGACTTCGGCGGGGGGCAACTCCCGCCGAACAAAAGCCGTTGACTACCTTGGCAAGCCTCGGTATACAGAGGATATAGAAACGCAAGCAAGGAGCCACCGACATGACACTCTTTGGATACGACGAAAACGGCGACCTCGCTTTCCGCCAAGGTCCGTTCACATACGACGATGAGGCAATCGCGATGTTTGAGAAAGAAAAGGTTCGGATGATCCAGAGCGCAATCTTTCATCTGTCGCTCGAAAAGACATACCTCGCACAAGACCACCGCCTGCGCGTCTACCTTTCAGCCGCGCGCTAACCCCAAGCCCCGGCCACGCGCCGGGGTCCGCCCCCCAAAGAAAGCAAGAAAATGAAAAGCATCGCAGATAAAATCCGCAAAATTCTGGCGCTGGCAGACAGCACCTCGCACCCCGAAGAGGCCGCTTCGTTCATGGAGAAGGCCCAAGAGATGCTAGAGGCCCACGGCCTCAGCCTTCTCGATTTGGGTCGGCTTGACTCCGATGATCCTATCGGGACGGACCGCAACGCAACCAAGCACTATGCCGCCGATAATTGGCTCGGGCTTGTAAGTGGTCAGCTCGCGCGTTTTTACGGGGCCGAGCTAGTATCGAGCCGCAATAAAAATACATATCAGCACGCCATCATTGGCCGCGAGAGCGCCCGCTTGACCTATCAGCTGATGCAGCCTTTCGTCGCCCGGCAAGTCCGCCAGCTCGCGAAGGAAGGCGTCAAGGCCGGAGACTATAAGACCGAGAGCCGAGCCAAGACCGCTATCGGAAATGCTCTTGCTTGGCGCATCCACCTTCTTGCTAAGGTGCAGGTCGATCGTCGGAAAGAAGATCAGCCCGGCAAAGGCCTCAATGCTTTGGTCCCGGTCGATATGATCGCTCTGGAGGTCGCCGATCAGTTTCCTAACCTACGGGCAGTTAAGAATCGGACGGTATCTACCTCGGCGGCCAGCAGGGAGGCGGCAGGGAAAGTGAATCTCAACCGCCAGACCGGGCATGCGAAGGTCAAGCAGATCGCCGCAGGATGATCCGATCGACCGTCATCACCGACGCATCCTTCTGCCCTTATACGAGGGCGGGAGGATGGGCCGCTTGGATTAACGTGAACTGGCCGGAGGGAAGGCACGAACGGATATTGAGGGGCGGTCAGTTTTGTGGCCTCCCGAAGACCAGCGGCGAGGCGGAAAAGTGGGCCTGCTATAACGGCATCTGGATAGCGGCGCACATGGGCGCGCGGGATATACTTGTGCAGACTGACCTATTATCTCTGGTCAATAATCGGCCCCCGGATTATCAGGAAGCCGCGGCGCGTTGGCCGAGTGAAGTAAAGGTCCGCTGGCGGCATGTAAAAGGGCACACCGCTGGCAAGGATCGCCGGACTGAGTGAATAATTGGTGCGACCGCGAGGCGCGGAAACATATGAAGGAGCAGCGAAAATGTCTTCAGATATCGTAACGGCGATTGATGCAGCGGTCAGAAAGGACCATCAAGAAAAACGCCGAGGCCACATCGGGGCCTCGGCTCTTGGGAACCCCTGCCCCCGGCAAGTGTGGTATGGCTTCCGTTGGGCCTATCAGGAAAAGCACCTCGGCCGCATGCTTCGGCTTTTCGACCGGGGGCACAAAGAAGAGGATCGCTTCAACCGCTGGCTTCGCATGGCCGGGGTGGAGGTCCGAGACTACGCGCAGCGGCTTCTATATTCCCCTTCGCAGGCAGACGCCGGACAGATGTATCTCTGCGTCGAATGGGAGGCGGAGGCACCAGCGTGGTATGAAGATGTCAGCGGCAGTTCCTACCATATCGCTATCGCTCTTCAAGAAGGCGCACCGTTAAAGCAGTGGGGCTTCACCGATCACGATGGCCACTTCTCCGGCTCCTGCGATGGGAAGATCAGGGACGCCGCCGGGACATTGGGGCTGCCGGACGGATGGGGGCTGCAGGAGCATAAAACCCACAACGAAAAGTCTTTCAACCTCCTGACGAAGAAGGGGCTGCTATCAAGCAAGCCCACGCACTACGTCCAGATGCAATTGTATATGCACTACCTAGGCCTCAAGTGGGGCCTCTATCTGGCGGTCAACAAAAACGATGACCGGATGTATGCCGAGGTCATTTACTATCGCGAAGAAATCGCGCTGCCCTATGTTGCGACCGCTTGGAAGCTGATCGAGGCCAAGCAGCCCCCCAAGCGGATGACTGAAGACCCTAGCTGGTTTGAGTGTAAGTTCTGTGCCTTTCGCGAAATATGCCACTACGGTGAAGCTCCACAAAAGAATTGCCGGTCGTGCGTTTTCTCAAGCCCCGCGGCCGATGGGGAATGGCATTGCGGGAAGTTCGACGCTATACTCCCAAAGGATTTTATGCCGAAAGGCTGCGACGCTTGGGAGGCAATCGGGTGAAGCAACCTCGCGATTACCAAGAGGCAGCCAACGTCGCGCTATGGAACTACCTGCATCAGCAGCCGGGAAAGAACCCACTTGTCGTCGAGGCAACCGGGCTTGGCAAGAGCCTTAGCATCGCCATGATCGTCCGAATGCTCCTCCACTATTATCCGACCACCCGCATCCTTCAAACATGCCACGTGAAAGAGCTGGTCGAAGGGAATCACGCCGAACTCATGGCTTTCTGGCCGACGGCCCCCGCCGGGGTTTATAGCGCGGGGCTTGGGGTCCGCGATCTGCGCAAGCAGGTTACATACGCCAGCATCATGTCGGTGGCCAAGCGTCCGCATGCTTTTCAGCATATCGACTTTCTAATCGTCGACGAGGCCCATACGATTAGCGATAAGGAAACGGCCACCTATTCCAAGTTCATTCTAGGGTTGCGCCAGATCAATCCTCGATTGGTTGTAATCGGCTTTACCGCGACACCCTTCCGAATGACGACCGGACTTTTGACCGATGGAGATATGTTTGACGATATCGTCTTTGATATCGGCAGCGGTGAATCTTTCGTCTGGGCGGTGGAGCAGGGTTATTTGATTCGGCCCGTTCCTAAAAACCCCGGCTTTGAGTTAGACAGCGACGCTATCGGGCTGCAGGCTGGAGACTTCAAGAACAATGAAGCCTCGGACGCTATGCGGGAACAGGATATTCTTGAGCGGGCTGTTGACTCGACGATTGCAATGGGGGTGGAGCAGGGTCGGCAGAATTGGCTATCGTTCTGCCAATCAATCGACGACGCCGAGCTAGTGGCGGATATGTTTACCTACAAGGGGTATCCGCACGAGGCGGTCCACAGCAAGAGAAACGATCGGGAGGAAGTCCTTGCGCGGTGGATGCGGGGCGAGCTAGTCGGAGTAACGAATAAGGACATTCTGACGACCGGGATAAACAACCCGCGAATTGATCTTATCACGATGCTACGCCTGACCAGATCGCCGGGGCTTTGGGTTCAGATGATTGGCCGGGGGACGCGCCCCCTCTGGGTCGAAGGCTATGACATAAGCGACAGGGAAGGTCGACTTCATTCTATTCTGGCCAGCCCCAAGCAGACTTGCCTTGTTCTCGACTTCGTAGGGAACACCAAACGTCTTGGGCCGATAAACTACCCTAGGCTGCCGCAGCGTCGAGGGACCGGGGGCAGCAGCGATATGACGCGGGAATGTCCTGAGTGTCATACCTATTGTCACCTCAGCCAGATTATATGCCCGGAATGTGGCTATCAATTCCCGCCCCCGGAGAGAGTGGCGCCCGACGCCAGCGAGGCGGCGATTGTTGACTCACGAGTTATTGATCTCAATATCCAGCCCGCCGCTAAGGAGTTCGAGATATTTGATGTTCACCGCATGATCTGCGCAGCGCACGATGGGAAGAATGGCAAGCCAGATACAATGAGGGTCGACTATTTTTGCGGTTATCGTCGCTTCAGCACATGGGTTTGTCTGGCCCATCCTGAAGGATCATTCCCTCGGAAAAAGGCAGAGGATTGGTGGAGAAGCCACGGCGGCCATCGGGTTGATATTCCGACGACGATCATCGGGGCGGTTGAGCAGGCTGGCGATCTTACCAAGCCGAAGTTCATAAAGGTCTGGGTCAATACAAAATATCCTGAGATCGTCGGTCATGATTTCAAAGGAACGCGCTTCGAGCTACCGCCCGAGCTCGGTGGTCCGCCGCTTAAGGAACCCGAGCCGGATCCGCTCGCCCATGTGGAGGAGTCAAAGAACAGAGAGCTGGAAAGGGTTGCGGCTCTAATGACAGATGAATACGGCGATATTCCCTTCTGATAAACAGGCCAGATACCCCCAAACACGGCTGTTCTAGGGGGTATCTGGCCTGCCCCCTTCTCCCCCTCCCTCCCTAGGGAAGAGGAGGCCCCAGCGCCCCGATATTTTTATTTCGTTATTTTGAAAATAGCTGTTGATGCCTAGCAACAGACCCTGTATACAGAGGATAGAAATTCGCAAGCAAGCAAGGAGATAAGCAGATGACCACCCGGATCACCCTCAAGATCGTAAATGATGCAATCGCCGCTAAGGGCATCGAGCTGGTGAAAGCTAAGGATTATTTTTTCTTCGTAGCCAGCGACGGCGCGCCCGCCGACGTCATTATCCCGGTCAGCGTCTATGTCTCGAAGCTCCGCGACCTTACGCTGGCGGAGTGGGTCGAGCTGACCGAGACTGCCCAGGAGGCCCCCGCCGCGCCCAAGAAAAAGGCCAGCACCTATATTCGCGGAAACTCCACGGTGATGACCCCCTGCGCCCGCGTCCACTTCACTGCCGATCGTATGTTAGCCGAAGACCCTACCGTGACCCGCAAGGCTGTTATGGCCGCCTGCATGGCCGCGGGTGTTACCTACGGCACAGCTCGGACCCAATATCAGAAGTGGAAAAACAAGTAAAATAAACCATTGATCTCCCCTCCCGCCTATATTAGGGTGGGAGGGTATCTTCAACCAAATCCAACCTATGCCATGAAAGGCACATACAATGACCAATGAAGCAACCACCGCCGCCGCTCCTGCCGCCGCCGCCGCTCCGAAGCCCGAGCGTATCAAGCAGAACGGTATCACCCGCCCCGGCGAGGGCACAGCGACCGGAAACATCTGGCTGGCCGCTGATCAGCTCGCCGCCCATCTCGGTCGCCCCGTCCTCTCTTCGGAGTTGGCGACCCACCTCGGCGAAGGCTATCATCCCGCCACGATCTCGACGCAATACAATTGCTGGTGCACATTCAATGGCGTGACCGCCGCCCAGCGCAAGGCTTTGCGTGACTCGATCAAGGACGCCGGGAAGGCCGAAGCTGACGCCGAGAAAGCGACTGCCAAAGCCGCGGCTGCGGCTAAGAAGGCCGAAGCCAAGGCGCTGGTCGATGCCGAGAAGGCCGCTGCAAAAGCCTCCAAGGCCGCCGAGAAGCTGGCTATCAAAGAAGCAGCTGCTGCCGCCAAGGCTACCGCCAAGGCTGAAGCCGACGCTGCGAAGGCTGCCGCCAAGGCCGAGGCCGAGGCTGCGAAGGTCGCCGCTGCTGCTGCTGCTCCGGCGACCTAAGAACCGGCGGCGAGGGCCTCCCTCCCCAGCTGCTGAGTGCCGCCGCCCCCTCCGTTCTATGCGGAGTGAGGGGCGGCGATGCAATCCATTTCCCTAGCTGAGGTCACCAGCGAAAAAATCCGCCGCCTCGGCTCTACCTTTGGAGCCTCCAATGCCCTTCCGATCCTCTAAAACCTATCTACCCGAACATGGGTTCTCCTGCTGTTTCCGGCAGTGGAGAGCTCACAGCCACTGCGCGCAGCTTCATGGCTATGCCCTTGGCATCCACCTTGAGTTCGAATGCGACGAACTGGACCGCAACGGCTGGGTCGTCGACTTCGGAAGCCTTAAGAGCCTCAAGGGAACATTCGAGTCAACCTTCGATCATAAGCTGCTGGTTGCAGAAGATGACCCCGAAATCGATAACCTCCTTTATCTTAACGATCGTAAGATCGCCGACGTGCTTGTTCTACCCGCCGTAGGCTGCGAGGCTTTCGCCCAGATGATCTACGAGACAACGGACATTTGGCTGGGCGACGCAGGCTACAAGCCCCGCGTCCGGCTCCACCACGTCCGTGTCTTTGAGCACGATAGCAACTCCGCCACATATACGGGGGCCGGGGCATGAATAAGGATCACATCGCACACCATATAAAACAGCTCCTCCACCAGATCGAAGGTCAAGATATCCTCCCGATCGAAGGTAAGGATCACGAAAACGGATTACGAGAGGGCCTACGGGAAACCCCGGCCCGCGTGGCCAAGGCTTGGGAGTTTTGGACCAGCGGATATAATCAAGATGCTGGAGCTATCCTGAAGGTCTTTGAAGACGGGGCCGAGGGGTATGACGAGATGGTTGTCGTCAAAGACATTCCTGTCTATTCCAAGTGCGAACACCATCTGGCCGATATCTTCGGGACGGCAACGGTGGCCTATATCCCGAACGGCAATATCGTCGGCCTGTCAAAAATATCCCGGCTCGTCAATATGCATGCCCGGCGTCTTCAGGTTCAGGAGCGGCTGACTAACGATATTGCCGAAGACCTTTGGGCCCACTT